CCGCTGGACGCTGGGTCGCGCGCGCCGTATCTCTCCGTCCTGTGCTCGATGGGGGCCACGTCCGATGGCCGCTGACGAGGAGACCGGAGACCATGTCGAGCTTCGACCTGTCCTGCGACACCACCGCCGTGCACGAAAGCTTGCGCGCGATGGTGCAAGGCGTGAACGAGAAGTGCATCCGCCCGGCCGCGCAGGCCGCGGCGCAAGTCTTCGTTGACGAGGCACGCGCACGCGCGCCGATCGCCGACGCTCCGACGGTCACGCGCGACGGCAAGGTGATCCAGCCCGGGCTGCTGCGCGACTCGATCTATCAGGCGTTCGCGACGCACGAGTCGTCGCCCACCCAGGCGGTCTACCACATCAGCTGGCGCGGAACGCGGCGCGGCGGCGGCGGCGCGCTGCCGTCGGCGCCCCACGGCCATCTGCTGGAATTCGGGCACTGGCGCTACTTCGCGCTCGTGCGCAGCAAAGACGGACGCTGGCGCACGATGATCCACCCGTCGAAGATCGGCACGCCTCGCCCCGACCGGCGCGCGAGCCTCGCGGTCAAGTCGCAGTACTACGTCGCGCTGCCCACGCCCGTCTGGGTCGCTCCGAGGCCGTTCCTCGCCCCCGCGTACGAGGCGAAGAAGGCCGCGGCCAAGCAGGCCGCCGAGCAGGTCTTCGCGCGTGAGTTCGCCAACCTGAAGGTCTCCGCATGAGCATCGAAGCGGATCTCTACGGGCGGCTGCGCAACCTCGTGTCGGACCGCGTGTATTTCGATGCGGCGCCCTACGGCACCACGCTGCCGTACGTGACGCTCTCGCAGGTCGGGGGCGAGGCCGTCGGCTTCCTGGAGCAGGTCGCCATCGCGCGCAAGAACGCACGCTGGCAGGTGAACACGTGGGGCGCAACGCGCTCCGAGGTCCAGGTGCTCGCGCGGGCGATCGAGGATCACCTCGTCGTCTGGACCACTTGGCAGGTGTCCGCGATCGGCGCTCCGGTCGGCACCTTCGAACCCGATCTCGCGCTCTACGGAACGCTGCAGCACTTCAGCGTCTGGTTCGACGACACCGCGAGCCCGTGATGAACGATCCCCGCTCCCGCGATCGGGACACCCCTTCAACGCCTTCGGGCGACTGAGTCAGCCGAGAGCGGCTGGAAAGGATTCACCATGGCTGTGCAACTTCCGAATGGCGTGATCATCTCCCTGGGGACCACCCTGGGCTCGCCGATCTCCATCACCGCGCTGTCCAATGCGAACCCCGCAGTCGCAACCGCGACGAGCCACGGTCTCACGGACGGCGACATCGGCATCGTCACGTCGGGCTGGGTCGACGTCAACGAGCGCGTCTACAAGGTCGACGAGCTCTCGGCGAACACGTTCTCGCTCGTGAGCCAGAACACGACGGACACCGATCGATACCCCGCGGGCACCGGGACCGGCACGTTCACCGAGGTGACCGCCTGGACGCAGATCACGCAGATCACCGGCCAGAACACGAGCGGCGGTGACATGCAGTTCACCGCGTACAGCTTCCTCGAGAGCCGGCGACAGACGCAGCTGCCGACCGAGGCGAGCCCCATGACGATCACGCTGGAAATCGCCGACGACCCGACGCTGGCGGGGTACCAGGCGCTCGACGCGGCCGCGGATTCCCGCGATCCGTACGCGCTCCGCCTGTCGATGCCCGACGGCTCGAAGCTCTACCTCTACGGCTACATCAGCTTCAACAAGGTGCCGGTGATGAACAAGGGCCAGATCATGACCGTGAAGGCCACGTTCTCGCTGCTCAACGAGCCGACGCGCTACACGTCGTAACCGCAGGCGATTCACCGGGCGGCGTGAGCGCGCCGCCCGTTCCCTCCACAACCCGAGACCCCCACAGATGACCACCACCCCGAAAGTTCTGCCGACGCTCTCGCCGACGTTCAAGGCGACAGTCGGAATCCCGATCGCAGGCGAGAAGGAGACGTACGGCGTCGAGTTCTACTTCCGCCGGATGAAGCGCTCGGAGTTCCGCGAGTGGGCCGGCAAGGTAGACCCGAACAACGTCAGCGCGGAGCAGGTGCTCGCGATGGCGACGGGGTGGGACCTCTCCGATCCGTTCGACGCGCCGAACGTCTCGCGCGTGCTCGAGGACTATCCGGGCTCCGGCTACGCTATCTTCGGGCGCTACACGCTCGAGCAGCAGGACGCCAAGCTGGGAAACTCCGTGCGGTAGCGCGCGCGCTGTACAGGCGGCCGCCGAACGTCTCCGAGATCGCACGATGGGGCCTGAAGCTCTCCGACTTCCAGGAACCTCCGGTGGAGATCTGGCCGGAGCACCTGGCAGTCGTGCGCATCTTCGTGCGCCTGGACACGCAATGGCGCGTGGGTATGTCCGGACCGATCGGCCTGGACTACAACGCCGCCTATCCGCTCATCGACCGAGCGACGACGACACCCGAGGACTGGAGCGACATGCTCGACGACCTGCGGGTGCTGGAGGCCGAAGCGCTCGACGTGATGCGAGAGTCCAATGACTGAGAACGTGATCGGCAATGCCGTCATCAAGGCGTCGGTCGACTCGACAGGCGTCGAGTCCGGCGTCGAGCGCGTAGGCAAGTCGCTCGACGGGATGGCCGCTCGCGCGAAGGCGGCGGCGGGTCAGGCAGCGCAGGCAGTCGACGGCGTCGGCGTCGGCGGCGGAACCGCTGCGGACAAGCTTGATCAGACAACGCGCAGGATCGTCACGCAGATCGAGCGTGTGACGGCCGCCGCGCGCGCCGGCGGGCGCGACACCGCCGCGTACTTCGAGTCGATCGCGCAGGCAAGGGGGGCGAACCTCGACGCGCTGCGCCCCTACCTTGACCAGCTCAAGCAGGCGCAGGAGCTGCAGCGCGGCGCCGGCATGTCCGCCGCGCAGATGGCCAACAACATGCGGATGGTTGGTCCGCAGATCACGGACATCGTGACGCAGCTCGCCTCTGGACAGGCGCCGCTGCAGGTGTTCATCCAGCAGGGCGGGCAGCTTCGCGACATCTTCGGCGGGATCGCGCCGGCGGCGCGCGCGCTTGGCGCTGCGGTGCTCGGCCTGATCAACCCCATCACCGTCGGCGCAGCAGCGGTCGTCGGCCTGGCGGCAGCGTACAAGCTGGGCGCGGACGAGGCGGTCGCTTTCGAGCGCGCTCTCGTCATGTCGGGCAACTCGGTCGGGCGCACCGCCGGCCAGCTCCAGGACATGGCCAAGGCCGTGTCCGGTATTGCGGGAACGCAGCACAACGCCGCCGCGGCGATTGCGGAACTCGCGGGCTCCACCAAGATCGCCGGTGACAACCTCCAGTCGTTCTCCGCGACCGCCGTGCTGCTCGAGCGCACGCTCGGCCAGTCGTTTGCGGACTCGCGCAAGCAGCTCGAGGATCTCGCCAAGGCGCCGACCGAGGCGTCGCTCAAGCTGAACGAGCAGTTCAACTACCTGACGGCCGCCGTCTACCGCCAGATCAAGGCGCTGGAGGATTCCGGGCGCAGTGCCGAAGCGGCGGCGCTCGCGCAGCGCACGTTCTTCGACGAGGCGGCGAACCGCGCCCAGACGCTCGACAACCAGCTCGGGTACATCGCGCGCACCTGGCGCGACATCAAGGGCGAGATACTCGGGGTGGTCGACGCCATCGCGCAGATCGGCCGGCCGAGCACGACGGAAGCGCAGATCAACGCAATCCGCCAGTCGATCGCCGCGGCGCGCGGGGTGCAAGATCGCTCAAGTGGCGGCGGACTGCTCGACCAAGGCATTTCGTTCCTGGCCGGCCAGCGAGCGCAGAGCCTGCAGGGCGAGCTCGACGCGCTCGAGCGGCGCCTGCAGCGCGAGACCGAGGTCGTCGAGGCACAGGAGGCCGGGAATCGCGCGCGCAAGGCCGGCATCGAGTGGGAGCGCCAGCTCGGCGAGCTCGTCGACCAGGACACCAAACGCGAGAACGAGCGCTACCAGATCGTCGTCAAGGGACTGGCCGCCGGCAAGGACACCGTCGCGATCAACCAGGCGCTCGCGCAGTTCGACAAGCTGCATGCGAAGAAGTCGACCGGCACCGGCGGCAAGACGCTCGAGCAGCAGCAGGCAGAGGACTACGCCAAGATCATCGGCGAACTCAACCAGGTGCAGGAGAAGTACCGCGCCGAGGTCGAGAACGTGTCCGAGGCCGAGAAGATCCTGGCCAAGGCGCGCAACGAGGGCAAGCTGCAGAATCTACCCGCCGAGTACCGGAAGGTCATCGAGGCGAAGGCGGCCGACCTCGATGCCACCCGCGCGCTGCAGGACGCCGAGAAGCGCCGCTTCGACGCGCTCGTCGCGCAGATCAACGTCGACGTCACCGCGGCCGAGAAGACGGCAGACACGAACGAGTCGCTGCGCAAGCAGCTCTCCGACCTCGAAACCTCGACCAGGAAGCTCGGCGCCACCAAGGCGCAGGTGCTGGAGATCGAGCAGCAGGATCTCGACCTGAAGATCGAGTCCGCCGAGATCGACCTGCGGCTCGCGGAGATCGCCGGCAAGTCCACCGCGGCGCTGCAGACGCAGGTCGACCTGCTGCGCCAGCTCAAGGATGCGCGCGCGGCCGCCTACGGCAAGCAGCAGGTGCTCGACGCGGAGCAGGCCGGATACGAGACCCTGAAGCGCCAGCAGGAGGCCGCGCAGAAGTCCGCCGACGAGATCAATCGCGCGCTGACCGACTCGCTCTTCCGCGCCGCCGAGAACGGCAAGAACGCGTTCCAGACGCTGCGCGATTCGATCCATGGCATGTTCAACAACATGGTGCTCAAGCCGGTCGTCCAGGCCGCCTTCGCGCCAATCTCCGGGGCGATCAGCGGCGCGACGCAGGGCGTGACGAGCGCGTTCGGCACGTCGCTGGCCGGCAGCTCCGCCGGAAGCCTGCTCGGCGGCGGCAGCCTCTTCGCGGGCGGCATCTCGAACATCGGTGCGAACTTCGCGTTCTCTGGGCTTGGACAGTCGCTCGGCCTGTCGACCGCGGCGGTCCCGGAGGCGATGATCGCCGCCGAGCTGACGTCGGCCGGATCGATCGCCGCCACGATCGGCGCGGCGGTGCCGTGGATTGCCGCGGCCTACGCGCTGTACTCGATCTTCAGCGGGCCCGGCGGGGCACCGAAGGTCGGGGGCTCGGCGACCGCGAATCTCGCCGGCCTGCTGCCGGACGCCACGCGCCTCTTCACCCCGAGCGGCGCCGACACGCAACTCGGCGGGACCGTCACGCAGCTCGTCGCGAGCGTCAACAAGCTCGCGACGACCTTCGGCGGCTCGGCGCAGAACCTACGCATCGGCCTGGGATTCGACACCGACCCCGGCGGCCAGGCGTCCAACCGCATCGCCAGCTACGTCGAGACCGCGCTCGGCAAGGTCCCGTTCCTGCAGACGGGGCGCGACGTCGGGCGTGACGAATCAGTCCTCAAGACCGAGCTTGCCACCGAGGGCAAGCGCGTCATGCTGGCGGCGCTGCAGGCGAGCGACTTGCAGAACGGCTTCCAGGACATCTTCTCGCGCCTGGACCCGGCGACCGCTGCGCCCGAGGCGATCGACGCTCTGGTGGAGCTCGCGACCAAGCTCAACGACCTCGGAGAAGCTGCCAAGCAGCTGCCCGGCGTCATGGGCTCGGTGGCCGAGCTCTCGGCGACCGCGCGCGAGGCGCTTATCGGCTTCGCCGGGGGCCTGGACGCGTTCGTCGCGAACCAGTCCGGGTACTACCAGAACTTCTACTCGACCCAGGAACGGGCGACGCAGTCGCAGAAAAACCTCACGGCCGCGTTCCAGGCGCTGGGGATCGCGTTCGAGCAGGTCGACACGCGCACCGAGTTCCGCAACCTGGTTGAGGGGCTCGACCTTACCGACTCCGCGCAGGCGGCGCTCTACGGCGGCCTGCTCAAGCT